GTCAAACACCGTATGTTGCGTCGTCCCGGCGTACCCAAACACATTCGTGACCTGGTGCGCCGTCCGGTCAAATACCCCTGACCCCAGCCCGCGCAGCCGAACTTTTTGGATATTCGGCTTCACCGTGTCCGAGTCGAAGTAATAGAACCGGTCCACCGTCACCGGCGTTCCCCAGATCGATTCGGCCTTCATCCCAAATTGCGCTGCCAAACCGCTTTTGATCGCCATCGCTCAGCCCCATCCCCGCCGGACCCGCCGGCCATCACCCCGCCTCGTCCGGTTTCGGCTCCCCCGCCGGCTTCCCCTTGTCAGGTGCGCTGGCGCTCCACACGTCCGTTTGCTCCAGCAGCGATGCCGCGTGCTCCGCCGTCGTCTCCAGCGCGCCCCCGCGTTCCACCGTCACCACGTAACCCTCCGGCATCACCACGTCGCGCGCGTCCACCAACAACCACACCCGCTTTGCCATCCCGGCCTCCATCACGCTGACACCAGGTACACGTCCGCCTCGAACTCGAACCCAATCACCACCGTGCGCTCGTTGTCGACGTACCCCTGCCCCATCCTGGCGGACGACAATCGCACCACCGCCACCTCCGGCACCCCGAACGTCACCGACCCGCCCGGAGCAGCCACCGCCGTCCGGTGCGCGTCCTCCACCTCGGCATACAACGCCAGCGCCCGGTCCCGTGCGACCTTTCGCGCCGGGTTACCGGCCCCTTCGGCCCGCGCCTGCAGCTCGCAGGGGATCGTCAGCGTCTCCAGCGCCAAACGGTTCCCCGCCGCCGCGAAGCGCTTCGGCAATTGGATCTCGCCGATCGCCAGCGCGATATATTCGATCCCCAGTTCCTCATCCGAGGCCGGCCCGGTCAGGATATTCACCCCCGCCAAACCCGCACGTGCCTCCAGCGTCGCAGCTATCGCGTCGATCAGCTCCCCCAGCCGGCTCGTCGCCGTTGCCATCAGCCCACCCCCGGTACACGCCGGCATAGCCGGTCCAGCACGCTATCGACCGCCGGTATCCCGTACCAGTCCCCGTATCGCCCAGCCGTCGCCAGGTTCACCGTCCCAAATTGCGTGCTTTGCTGCAGCGCACGGCTACTCAGGTTCGTCGGCACCAGCACGTACCCCAGCAACACCAGCGCCGCCCGTTTCGCCTCGCCCGGCGGCTGGTCCAGCCCATGCTCGTACGCCACCCGCACGTTGCGCAGCCCATACGGCCAGCGCCCGCCAGCCTCCAAATACAGGTCCCCGTCGCCCGTCACCTGCACCAGCTCCAGCTCAGCCGGGTCCATCGCCACCCAGTCGCTCGACCCCGCCTCCCGCGTCTCGATCGACCGCAATCGCCGTATTTGTTGTGCCGGACGCATGTCCGCCCGCAACAACGGCAGCCGTTGCCCCCGGTCCCACGCCTCGCAGCCGTCCAGCACCACCCGCTCATAGCGCGGCACCAGTGCATACCCCAGGATGTCCGCGTCCCAGGCATCCAGGATCGCCCCACGCGCCTCCTCGATCGCCGCCTGCGGGTACTTGTCCACATCCGCCAGCGTCCCCGCTGAGTCGGACCCAATCGGCCGGTGCGCTCGCGCCTCCGCGATCGTGAACAGGTGCCGCCCCAGCACCTCGTATTCCGCGCGAAACACCCCGAGGTCCGTCGTGGTCCAGGTCACCGTCAACACGTCCGGGTCATCCGGGGCCGTCAATGCGTACGTGCGCGGGTTCGTCCCCGTCCCACTCGTCCCCGCCCCCGCTGCCACCACCACGTCACCAGCAGCGTTCACGATGCCGACCGTCGTCGTGCCAGGGTCCGCCGGAGCGCCATCGAGCAGGAACTGCATCGACAGCGTTTCCGCCACCCCAACCTGCAGCCGGTGCCACGAGCGGCCCTCGGTCGTCATACATCCACCATGCTCAGATCAGACCAGATCGGCCGCTTTGCCGTGCCGGTGTTGATGTACAACAGCGCGTTGGTCGTGTCCTGCAGGAGCGTCCCGTTCGCCGCTCCACGGTATGATGCCCGCACACCCGCCACCGTCGTCAGCGCTTCCAGCGCCGCCTGGACCGCCGCCGCTGTCGCATCAAACGCGATTTCGTCCGTATCCTCGCCGTCAAACGTGATCGTGAACGTCCCGCCGGTCGGCGTGCCGGTCAGAACGATCGTCTGCACCTCGTCCACACCGTCGGTCGGCGTGCCCGCGTGTGCCAACAGCCCGATAGTGACCGGCATCACCCACCTCCGTTTACGCCTTCACAGCATTTTTGGTGATCTGCGGCACGATGTACGCCACAATCACCCGCGTCCGGCCCGCACTCCCCGACGCACCGACCGTCGTCACAACCGCCGATATGGTCCGCGCGGTCGCTAGCCAGCGCCGGTTCCATTGCGAATTCGCAATGTCTGCGCCCTGTTTCCCGCCAGCGAGCCCCGCGCCGCCCGACAGCGACAGCCCCTCGGCAGCCAGCAGGTCCGTCGATTTCAGGTCCACCCCTGCGAACAGCCCATCGTCATCGACCCCATCGCCGACCTTCAGCGTCGCACTCGTCGCCGCATCCCATACCGCCGTCCCGTGCACGATCACGTCCAGCAGGTACGCCCCCGCTGGCACCGCAACCGACCCGGTGTACACTCCCGCGCCGGTCGTCTCCGTGAACAGGATCTCCTCGATCACGACCCTCTGCTCGGCTCCCGGCTGGACCACACCGCCCTGGATGATTGGCATCGTCGTCTCCCATCATGCGGCGGGGCGGTCCCCCGCCCCGCCCATCATCCCGCCGGTTACAGCCCGGTCACCGCGCAGAACGCCGCCGGCCGGTACACGACATGCGCCACCCGCAGCGTCGCCTTCACCCGCAGCACCCCGCCGAGGAAATCCGTCCCGTGTGAGTCGGTCACCGCGAACTCCACCCCCTGGCGGTACGCCACCTCGGCGTACCCCATGTAGTCCCCGACGATCCCCGTGTTTTCCGTTGCGGCCGTCGACACGTACACCGGCAACCCCCACAACCGTTCCGGTCCCACATCCCCAGGGTTCCCGAGGATGTAAATCCCGTCGGTCGTCCGGGTCAGCCGGATGTCCTGCCAGTCGTTCGGGTGCAGGATCAGCGCGTCCGGCTCCGCAAACCCGGTGAACCGCACCAGCGTAATCGCCTTGAAAATCGCATCGAACGCCGGGTCCGTGCCCTTCGCCTGCGTCTGGATCCCCGTCGTGTTCAGGATCCCCTCCAGGTTCGGCGCCGTCCCGTTCCCGCTCACCAGTTGCACGTCCAACCGCTGGCGCAGCATCAGCTCCAGCCGGTTGTCGATCCGCTCGCGCATCCCCTCGACATCCGCCAGCTGTTCCTCCGTCACCGGCAGGTGCACCGCGATTTTTTGCACCGTGCTGGTGATCTGGGTATACGCCAGCGCAGCCTCGCCAGCCGACCCCGACGATTCCGCCGCCTCCGCCGCGTTGTTCGTGAACGTCGTCTCGCGCATGAATACCACCGCGGCCTGCGTCGTCGGCGCCATCGGGTACGCGTCGATCACCCGTGGCGGCCGCGTCGCCGCATCCACCACCCGGCCGGTCCGCAACGATTCCGGCGCGAACCCAGCTGCACGGGTCATCGTCGTCGCCCGCAGCTGGAATCCCGGGTCGTACCCGACCTCCTCGAGGTCGCCGGTGTCCTTCCGCCCACTCCGGAACGCCTGGTACGCCCTGCTCCCGACGAACAGGTCACCCAGCGACATCAGCTGCCGCGCAGGCCTCCCGCTCGCCACCTGGTCGTGCTCCATATGCACCTCGCGGCCACGGCCGGCCGCCGCCGCCACGCCCCCCTCGATCGCCGCCAGCTGCCGTGCTTGCTCGTATTTCACCTGTAGGTCTTCCAGCTCACGGCTGCGCCGCTGGATCTCGTCCACCACCTCGGCGCTCATGTTGTATTCGCCGTTCGCGTCCTTCGTGAACAGCGCCGCCAGCTGCTGGCGCTTCGCGGCCAGCTCCTCTTCCCGTCGCACCATCGTCGCGCTCATCCCACAACCCCGTTCCCCGCCGGCCAGCGCCGGCGTCATCGTCAAACCGCCACGCCCAGCCGGCGTGCCTCCAGCGCCAGGAACCCCGCCTCCAGCGCTCGCACAAGCGCCTGGTCAACCGGCTCCCGTACCAGTTCCCCGAGGGCCTCCGCCAGCTTCACGTAGTGCTCACGGTGCGCCTCAATCATTGCGACGTGCGCCGGGGTCAGCGCCCGCCCGTCTCGCTCCCGCCGCGCCGCAAGCACGCGGACCCGCTCAACAAACCCCGCGGCGGCCATCAGCACCGCCTCGGACTCTTGTTCCATCGTCACTACTGGATGCTCGTGCGCCGTACTGTTGCTCGTCCTCGTGCTCGTCACCCAGCCGTCACACGCCACCACATGTACGCTCGCGCTCGTGCTCCCCACGCTCGCGACCCGTCGCCTCGCCACCGTCGCGACCACGTCGTCCAGCGTCGCCACCCGGTCCGCCATCCCCAGCTGCACGGCCTCCCGCGCGCCAACCAGCCGGCCCTCGCCAAAGCCCCCGCGCACCGTCGCAACCGGCACGCCGCGCCCCCGCGCCACAGCGCGGACGAACATGTCATAGCTCTCATCGACGCGCTTCTGGAACGCCGCCCTCGCCTCATCGGAGAGCGGCTCAAATGGGTTCCCCTCAGTTTTGAACTTCCCAGCACTGATCAGCGTCGTCGTTATCCCCGCCTGGTCGTACCAGCGGCTCCAATCCTCGTGCGCGCCGAACACCCCAATGCTCCCAACCTCGGCGCTCGGGCTCACCACCAGCTCGTCCGCTGCCGATGCCAGCCAATACGCCGCGCTCGCGCACAGCGTGTCCGCCACCGCGCTGATCGGCTTCACCCCCCGCGCGCGATAAATCTCCGCCGCCATCTCCTCCACGCCAGGCACCGCGCCCCCCGGCGAATCCACGTCCAGCACAATCGCCGCCACCGAGGGGTCATGCAATAACGCCCGGAACTCCCGCCGGAACTCCTCGATCGACGTCCCCCCACTGAAATCGCTCAACATCCCCGCCCGCTGCACGATCGTCCCGTACAGCGGTAACACCGCAATATCCCCATTCGCCCGCAGCTTCGGACGGTCCCGCGCCGCCGCCCGCAGCTCCGCCAGCGTTGCCGCGTCCACCACTTCGCCGGCAGCCCGCCCCGCCACCAACGCGGTGATCTCCGCCAGCTTCGACGGCACAATCGCCCACGGCGTGTCACGCACGAACGACACAATATGCGCGTATCGCAGCCCATCAGCCATGTGTAGCTCCATTCAGCGCCAGCGCCGCCATCGCGCTCGTGTCCGTCCCCGGCGCGTTTTGCGCACCGGTCGCCTCCGCCGGGTCCGGCGCCATCGCGCCCGGAATGTGCAGCCGGTCCGCTTCTGGGTCGTCAATCGGCGCCATGTTTTCCAACGCGCGGATCTCGTTCGGCGTCATCCACGTCAGCGACCGCTGGTAGCCCAGGTTCCGGCTGTTGAAATCCCCGCGCATCACCGCGTTCAGGTTGAACTCCACTTTTTGCCGCGCGAACTCCGGCACCCCGTCCAGGACGTTCGCGCGAAAATCCTCCTCGAGCATCACCAGCCACACGCCAAACGCGTCCTGGTACAGCATCACGTGCAGCGCATCGACGCTCGCGAAGTTCGCGTTCCGCAAAATCCCAATCGTCGGCTGCGGCAGGTCGTATACCGCTGCCACCTCGTCCTGCGTCAGCTCCCGGTGCCCCAGCACCGCCGCGTCGACCATCGACGACGACAGCGGCAACCAGTTCAGGTCCGCCTCCAGCAGCAGCGGCTTGAACGCGTTGTCCACCCCGCCGTGGATGCGTCGCAACGACGCCGCCAGGCGCTGGATCACCTCGTCCCTCAGCTTCTCCTTGCTGGTCAGGACCCCGCTCGGCCGCATCGCGTTGGCAAACGACGCCACCCCCAGCCGCTGCGCCGCATCCTCAATCGCCAACGACCGCCGCAGCGGCTCCATCGGCGACATGCCCATCCCCGAATCCGTCGGCGCCCAAAACCGCACATGCCATATGCGCCAGGCTGGGAAGCGCTGCTCCGTGCCGCTCCCCGGCGCGCGGTACACGTAGTCCCCGTTCGGCTCCACCCGCCAGCCCACCGGGGAAAACGGCCAAATCTCCTCGACCACTGCACCCGGCGCGCGCTGCACCTTGACGCAAATGCAGTTCCCGTACACCGCCACGTTCCCGACGATCGCCGATTTCCAAGCGAACGTCGAAACGCCAACCCCCATCGGCCGGTCCAGCAGCTCCGCCAACGGCCCCTCGAACAGCTCCGAACGCGCTTTCCCCTCGCCCCGCTCATAGCCCTCGAGCGGCAGCCGCGCGATACCCCGCGCCAGCTTGTTCACCGCCACCGCCACCCACGGCTGCGTGGCGTAAATCGTCGCGTAGCTTGCGAACAGCCGGTCCGACAGCTGCACCCCACCCGACTCCAGCACCGGCTGCGCCCGCGTGTTCCGCGGCCGGACCAATGGCGATCTGCTTAACCCGTTGGACAATAGCGTCACCGCTCGATCCCCTGTCCAACCACCATCAGCGCCACGCCAGCCAGCACCAGCGCCGCTCCCAGCGACCATGTCGCCACGCCCGCCACCGCCGTCCCCACCCCGGCCAGGCTCACCACGTTCGCCACGATCCCCCGCGCAGCCGGTCGCATCGTCCGCGCAATCCGCCCCGGCGCCCCCCGCGCCGCGCGCCACGCATCAGCCACCGCGCACCACCTCGGCAACCTCGACCTGCCGCGGCTCGTCCGCCGTCACCAGCTGGAACCCGAGGATCCCCGACAAAATCACCAGGCGCGGCACGCTCCCGACCCCAGCGTGCGCCGCTTCCCAGCGCGCCCGGATCCGCTCGACCTCCGCCTCGCTCAGGTCTTCCGCGTACCCGACATACATCACGTCGCAGCTCGGCTCACTCATCGTCATCCCACGTGCCGTCCATACCGACCTCATCCAGGAAAATCGCCCGCCGCTCCTCCGCGTCGTCCTCCGGGATCGCCACGTGCTCGTCCAGGTATGCGCAAATCACGCCGGCGATCCCCGCGTCCATCGGCTTACGAGCACGGCCCTTGTCCATCCGGATGCCGCTACTCGTCTCCCGCGCCACCACGTTCCGCATGTGCCGCGCCAGCGACGGGTCCCCGTCATGCGCCAGCACACCCGTCACAATCAGCTCCAGCAAATGCCCCGTCGCCGGGATAATCCGCGCGTTCGATTGCGGCACCTCTTCCATCGGCAGGCCCTCGGCCTCGAGCGCCTGGACTGATTCTTTGATCCCCCACGGGTCGTACCCCACCGCCACCACGCGGTAGCGCGTCGCCAGCTCGCGGATGTGGTTCATCACCTCCGCCACCGGCGTTTTCCATCCCTCGACCGGCTTCCCCGTCGCCGCGTTCACCGGCCGCTCCCAAATCCGCGCCCGCACCACAACGCGGTCCCCGACCCGTTGCCACAACATCACCGCCGTCGAGTCGTTCGAGCGCGCCGCGTCCCAACCAACCAGCGCCGGCCGGCCTTCCACCGGCGCCACATCCGGTGCGTAACACCCCTCCCAGGCGCCGGCCGGCAACCACAACGTCTCCGTCTCCGTCCACTGGTTGAGGAAATACCGCCGGAACAACCCTTCGGATTTGCTCGTCACCTGGTCCGCATAAAACTCCGGCAACACCGTGACCCCATACGACGGGTTCGCCAGCGCCCACACCGCCGGGTCACGATAAGCCGCGCCATCCGGCGCCCCATACCAGCGGAAGAAGAACGCCCGGTCCTCGACCTCGCCAGCGCGGACCCGCGTCCCGTGCTGGAACAACCGCCCGCAAAACGTGTCCAGGTCGTGGCCAGCCGTCGTGATGTCCAGCACCAGCGGTTCCAAGCGCGCCGCCACCCCGTTGGACAACGTGTGGTGCAGCTGCTCCCCGCTCCCGTCCATTTCGTGCGTCTCGTCGCTCACGACGAACGACACGTTCAAGCCGTCCTTCGTCTTCGCCTTGCTCGACAACCGCGTCAGCGTCCCGCTCGTCCCCGGCACAACAATTTGCCGTGCCCAGCATTGCGTCACCCGCGACAGCGTCGGCGAGTGCTCGGCCATAAACCGCGCCGCCCCAAACACGAGGTCCGCCTGGTCGTCCGAGTTCGCGATCACGTATCCCTCAGGCTGCGGCTCGTTGTCCCCACACAACAGGTACAGCGCCACCGCCGCCGCCAGCTCCGTTTTCCCGTTCTTCTTCGGGATCCCGATCAGCGCCCGCCGGTAGCGTCGCCGCCACTCGCGCCCGGTCAACCGCCGCACATCCGCCGGCGCCGGCTCCAGCTCGAACAGCTCGTTCAGCACGTCACGCTGCCAACCCTGCAACCGGAACGGCTGACCCTCCCAGCGGCCCTTCGTGAACACGCAATGCGCCTCAATCCAGCGGCACACCGCTGGACCTCGGGAGCGCACCTGCCGACGCGCCACCGGCGCCACCGCTCCGCGCAGCGCCGGCGTCGTGCTCATCGGGCCGCCACCTCGATCACCTCGCCCTCGCCGATGTCCACCAGCTCCGGCTCGTCATCTTCGGCCGTGTCATCCGCGTTCAGCCCGTCCAGCACGTCCAACGCCTCGCCAATCGCGATCCCCAACCGCATCCGCGACAATGGCGTCATCCCGAACTGGTTGCGGTACACGTCAATCCGCCGGGAATACCGCTCAATCACTCGCCCCAGCGGGTTCTCAACCAAACCGGCTTTCGTCGCGATCAGCGGCTGCTTCCGGTACAGCGCCCGTAGCCGGTCCCGCTCCGACACCAGCAACGCCCAGTCGCGCAGCGCGTCCATGTCGGCGTCCATGTCCACCACCGACGCCAACCGGCTGCGCCAGAACGCCTCCCACTCGTCCCGAGCCACTTTTCGCAGACCCCGCGGAGCCGGAGGAACAATGTCCGGGTCCAGCTTTATCAGCTGCAGCGATTTCGTCCCCGCGTACCGGCTGCCCTTGCCCTGCAGCAGCTCCGGCGGCTTCGCCCTAGGCCGCGGCATGCACCCTCCGATGACACTCCCTGCACAACGTCACCAGGTTTGCGGCCTCATGCCCGCCCCCCACCGCAATCGGAACAACGTGGTGCGCCTCCAACCCCGAGGTCGCACCACACACCACGCACCGGCCATCGCGTCGCTTCACCGCAGCAGCCACTCCCGCCGCTCCGGCCCGCTTGGAACGCTTCACCGGCCCGCGTAACCGGTCCCGAGCCCGTTCACATGCCCGGCACCGCCCCGTCAGGATCAACTCGCCACAGCCCAAACACCGCCGCATGCACACCACCAATTACGTCATTACGGACGCGCAAAAATTATGT